TTTCATTGACGTCGGCTGGGGGACAGGCGTTATTGACAGACTCCGTCAGCTCGGAAGGTCTCCAATCCCCGTGAATTTTGGCTCACGTGCGAAGAACCCGGACCGGTACGTAAATTTGCGCGCGGAAATGTGGTGCGAGATAAAGGAATGGCTCGAAAGCGGGGGTATTTTACCCTCCGTGGAGGACCTAAGGGATGATTTGATTGCGCCGGAATACGGTTTTGCGTCGAACGGGAAAATTCAGCTCGAGAGCAAAGATGACATCAAAAAGCGAGGCCTTGCGTCACCCGACCTTGCCGACGCTTTAGCGCTCACCTTCGCAGCGCCAGTCATGCCGAAATCTCACAGGGCAGCCATGCAAAAAACAGAACCATATGACCCATTAAATCGCCATAGGCGCAAAAGACGATAGATATTTAGAGAGGGGGGCTTAATGTGTGCCTACCAGTAGTAGCTGCTCTTGCCGTCACAGCAGCGACAGTCTATTCCGTAAACAAGCAAAAAAAGGCGGCACGTGAGCAGGCAGCAGCCATGCAAAAAGCCAGTGCTCAACAAAACGCCGCAATAAATGCGCAAACAGTAGCGATAAAAGAGCAGGCTAAAATAAACGCGCCGACGCAGAAGGATCGTCAGGAAGAAGAGCTTGCAACTGGCATAGAAACCCGGGAAATAATGAGAAAACGCCTCGCCTCTTCTCGCGGGTTTGGCGCTACAAGGCTCGCAGGAGCTTACGCTGCGCCTAACGTTGGTAAGAAAAAATTACTGGGGCAGTAGCGATGTACAGCATTCCACAAGTGAAGGGGGTGTGGCAGCATGTCGAAAGATTATGGGCAGATACGCCGAGATTTAACGCTTAAATGGGCCGCCCTTAAGGAGGAGCGGTCATCGTGGATAAAAACATGGCGTGATATTTCGGATTATGTCGTGCCGCACCTAGGCAGATTCGGCTCTGTAACTGAAAACAAAGGTGACCGGAGTGATTCATACATCATTGACGACAGCGCCCGTATCGCCCATCGCACCTTTTGTTCCGGGATGCAGTCGGGCCTAACAAGTCCGGCCCGTCCATGGTTCAAGCTTATGCTGCCTGGTGACCCCGAAAAGAGTGATTATCCTGAATACCGCGCCTGGCTGGACAAATGCGTCTTGATCCTGCTTCGTATCTTCGCAAAGTCCAATGCGTACAGTTCTTTTCTTGATACGTATGCAGAGTGCGGCTCCTTTGGCGTCCATGCTTTCCTGTTAGAAAAAGATTTTCACACCGTCATCCGGTGCAGGCCGTTTACAGCAGGGGAATACGCGCTTGCAACAGATAACAATGGCAGAGTTGATACCTTGGCGCGGAACTTTGCGCCAAGCGCGCTTCAGATGGTCGCTGAATTTGGCATTGACAATGTCAGCAGCTCCGTAAGAGAGGCCTATACGCGTGGAGATGTGCGATCACGTTTTGAGGTCATCCACGTAATAACTCCTAATACGGGCAGGGATTTCGAAAAAATAGACAACAGAAATATGCCTTTTATGAGCGTGTACTTCGACCCATCGGACAAGAGCGGGAAGCTTCTCAGATTCAGTGGGTATCAACAATTCCCAGCAATCACACCGCGTTGGTCTACAGTCAGCGACGACGTGTACAGCAAAAGTGCGCCAGGTTGGTTTGCGCTCGGAAATACGAAGATGATTCAAGAGCTTCAAAGCGATTGCCTCGAGGCAATTCAGAAGGTCATTGACCCGGCGATTCAGGTCCCAGCGGAGCTCCAGCAGCTGGGGAGTGTAGCTACAGTTCCGGGCGGGATAAACTACGTCCCAAGCACCAGCAATGCAGGGATACGGCCCATTTACGACGTGACACCGGATATTGACGCGGTCGAACGGAAGATTCAGCGGGTATCAATCAATATCGAACGGGCATTTTTCTCGGACCTGTTCCTTATGCTAACGAGCCTCGACAGGCAAGGCATGACCGCCACAGAGGTGGCGGAGCGTCACGAAGAAAAACTTCTCATGCTAGGCCCGGTACTTGAGCAGCTTTACTCCGAAATGCTTGATCCTTTGATTGATCGGACATTCCAGATAGCGGCAGAGGCGGGGATCATCCCTCCAGCGCCGCTTGACCTTCAAGGAGAAGAGATCAGGCCTGAGTATGTTTCCACGCTCGCCCAGGCTCAGCGGATGGTAGGGACGGTGGCCATAGAGCAAACACTCGCCTTCGCCGGATCTCTTATAAGCGCATTTCCGGAAGTCAGGCACAAGGTCAATGCCATGGCCGCATTGCAGAAATACGGAGCGTACATTGGCGTTCCTTCTGACATTTTACGGCCGGACGAAGAGGCGTTTGCCCTGCTTCAAGCGGAAGCGGAGCAGATTCAGGCCCAGCAACAGGCCGAGCAGATGCAGGGGATGGTCCAGGGAGCGAAAACCCTGTCCGAGACGCCTGTGGGCAACAATTCAGCGCTTGATGCCGTTCTTGGCGGGTTAGGTGGTGCATAGCGTGGATAGACAGCGATCATTCTCGCAGGCTAAAAAAAACGTGGTAGGGAAAGATCAGGAAAGAATATTACGGAAACGTAAATTAGAAAAAGAAGATTTAGAAAAGATCCTCGGCACCGATGAGGGTCTTCGTTTTTTATGGAGGGTCCTCGAAATTTCGGGGATCTACCGCACGACATTTACGGGGAATAGCCATTCTTTCTTCAACGAGGGGCGACGATCGGTGGGGCTGGAGATCAAGGCAGACCTATTGGAGATTGACCCAGGCCACGAAGGTATTATGGCTCGCGAATACAGAAATTGGCTTTTGAAAAATGACTTAATCCTGAAGGGAGGAAAAGAGAATGACTGAACAGATAGCGCCCGAAAAGAATAACCCCGAAGTAGGGCAGATAGAAAAACCGACACCATCCGACAATACTCCAGAAGAACTTATCAGGACAGAGCAGTCGCAGGACGGCGAGAAGACTCCTGCAGATCTTCTGAACCCGAAGGAAGAAGCAGGTCCTGAGGATGGCGAGAAAGGGGAAAAGGAAGGCGAAGAAGCAGCGCCGGAGGAGTACAAAATCACATTGCCGGAGGGGATGCAGGTCGATCAGCCTCTTCTGGATCGCATTACCCCTATCGCTCAAAAACATGGTGTTGCCGCTGATGTGCTTCAGGAAATTGTGTCGGCCTACGCAGAACATGTCGAAGAAAACGGCAAGTCCTTCACAGAGCAGGCCATTGACGCAGCTAACAAGATTAACGACGAATGGGCCGCGGCAGCACGAAAAGACCCGGAGTACGGTGGGGACAAATTCACGGAATCCATAGGGGTTATCAACGCGGCGTTCAAGGCGTTTGACCCTGAGAACAAGCTTCGTTCTGAATTGTCTCAGGCTATGATGCTCAACAATCCGGAGATCTTGCGGCTCCTTTACAGGGTAGGCATGCGGATTTCGGAGGACCAAACGCCACGAGGCGGAAGCGGCGGGGCAGCGCAAAAGAGCGCTGCGGAAATCTTATACGGAAAGAAATAAAAACTTGATAGAAGGGGTGGTATAAATGACCACAATCGGAAATATGAACCCCACCTTGATGGATGTTGCTCGCAGGAGCGACCCTGACGGGAAAATAGCGACGATAGTAGAGCTCCTGAATCAGACAAACGATGTACTCGATTATTTGACGTGCCTTGAGTGTAACAACGGTACCGGACATAAGACTACTGTACGTACAGGTTTGCCAAGCGCAACATGGAGAATGCTCAATTACGGTGTCCAGCCAAGCAAATCTCAGACCAAACAGGTCACAGACTCGACAGGCATGCTCGAAGCGTATTCAGAGGTAGACAAGGCTCTCGCAGACCTCAACGGCAATACCGCCGAATTCCGGCTCTCCGAGGACCAGCCATTCTTGGAAGCCATGAACCAGCAGATGGCCAGCACCCTCTTTTATGGCAGCACGCTCGCAGATCCTGAAAAATTCACCGGACTGGCCCCACGCTACACAGCGCGCCAAAGTACAGATGATACGAAGTCTAGTTTCAACGTCATACATGGCGGCGGGCAGGGCGACGACAATACCTCGGTCTGGCTCGTCGTCTTTGGGCCGAATACTGTCCATGCCATTTATCCCAAGGGGTCCAAGGCTGGAGTGTCCCACCAAGACCTCGGAGAGGTGACCCTTACTGACGCACAAGGAGGGAAATACCAGGGGTACAGGACTCACTATAAGTGGGATATCGGCCTTACTGTCCGTGATTGGCGCTATGCAGTCCGCATCGCCAATATCGATGTGAGCGACCTTGCCGGAGCGGCTGGGCAGAAAGCACTCATAGCACTGATGGTTCAGGCTTCCGAGCGCATTCCTGTCCTTGGGATGGGCCGCGCTGTATGGTGCATGAACCGCACTGTTCACAGTGCCCTACGGCTTGGAATCCTTGAGAAAATTGCCAGCAACCTGACCTGGGAGACTGTCGCTGGCAAGCGGGTCATGGCCTTTGATGATATTCCAGTCGCACGATGCGATGCGCTTCTCAATGCCGAGGCCCTTGTGCCTGCGGCATCTTAGAAAGGAGTGAATGTATATGATTCTTGATAAAGAACTTATCTTTAGCAAAAACCAGGCAGTGACAGACCTTGGCGCAGCTGCCAGCACTGACGTCGTTGACCTCACAAAGCCTGGAGATGCCATCGACTCTTTGTGGCTCCAGGTTTTGTGCACAGAGACTGCCACTAGCACTGGAGATGCCACCGTGGCTATCGCTCTTGAGACGAGCGATACCGAAGCTTTTACAAGTGCCGACACTCTTGTTGCTACCGCCGCTCTTGCAAAAACTGCAATTGTAGCGGGGACAGCGTTGCTCACGGCGCGGCTCCCCATGGGGTGCAAGCGCTATTTGCGCATGTCTTACACCGTAGGCACAGCTGCGCTCACGAAGGGGAAATTCACAGCGTTCCTCGTCAGCGGCATAGACAAGCCGGAGTAGCGCAATGCTTTGCCGGTGCGTTCGGAAGTGCTTCCGGGACAACCGGCTTTGGGAAGTGGGCATGGAGGGAGATTTCGCTTCATGCCCATCTTTTTTTAAGCCAGAGAATGAACCCGTAGAAACCAAAGAAGATCAGAACGTTAAAAAAAGCGCTACGACAAAGGGGAAGGCCACAAGCAAAAAAAGGTTATAAACGGGGGGATGGAATTTTCTCCCCGTTTTTTGTTGTATAGAGGGGAGTGTGTCTCATGCCGGTCAGCATTATTTCAATCTGTAACATGGCCCTGTCTTCCATAGGCGGGTACGCTATTGCGTCTCTGGATGAACAGTCTGTGGAGGCTCGTGTTTGTCTTCAACACTATGATCCATGCAGAGATGAGGTTTTGAGGTCTTTTGAATGGCCATTTGCCACGAAAGTGGCAGCCCTTGCCACCGTTGCCGGGGTGAGCTTCCCAGGGTGGGAGTACACATATTCGCTGCCTTCGGATTGCCTGTACCCGCGCAAAATTGTCTTGTCAAGTGGAGAATCCGTGCCTGTTGCTCTGTTCGAGATCCGGGCTTCTAGCAACGGCACATCTAAATATATCGTAACAAACACCGAGAAGGCCTATTTGGAATATACAGGCCGCATTGAGGACCCGACCATGTTTGATCCTCAGTTTGTTCAGGTCCTTTCGTGTCGTTTGGCGGCGCAGATCGCCGTGGCTTTGTCGGTTGACAGCAGGAAGCGCGGCGAGATGATGGAACTGTACCTGTATGCGCTCAATAATGCGAAAGTGACGGCGTCGAACGAAGGCCGTAGAAAAATCACTTACGACAAATACAGGAAGGCCAGGTTATAGCCATGACTTTCCTCAGGGCGATGCAGCCAAGCTTTGCGGCAGGGGAGCTTTCGCCAGCTTTATGGGCTCGAACTGATTTGGCCAAGTACCAGACAGGGCTCAGGCTGGCAAGAAACGTTTTTATCCACCCGCACGGGGGCGCAAGTAATAGGCCTGGTACTCTCTGGGCAGGAGAGACGAAATATCCAGACAAGAAAAGTCGTCTTATCCCGTTCATGTACTCTACTGAACAGGCGTATGTGCTTGAATTTGGAGACAAGTACATCAGGATCATTGTGGATGGCGGTTATGTCTTGGCGCCGACGCAGCTCCCGTATGAAATAACTTCCCCATACTCATCCACTGAACTCTCAAGTATCAAATATACCCAATCTGCCGATATACTTTTTTTATGCAGCCCCAACCACCCTCCCCAGGAACTC